ATGCGACGTGCTAAATATCTTGCTGATTTTGAACTTAATGATTCATCTGACGAGATTCTTTTGGAGCAAGTACTTTGGCTAGAAATTATGATCTATCGACTTATGGAGGAAAAGTCCAAGAAGAAAAATGCTGATGTGGAGAAGCAGATTGAAAAGCTAAACAGTACGCTTAGAGCGACGCTTGCGAACCTTGGAATGCTTCGTGAACAGCGCCTAAAGCAACACGAAGAAGTAACACAAACAATTGCCGATTTGGTTGTACAGTTTGACAAGGAACGCTGGTTGCATAAGCTTGCGGAATACGAAAAGGAAGAGCGTGAGGAGTTGCGCCGAAAGAAGGAGCGCGACGATACGGTTGATACGAATGATATGAGGTCGATTGAGGAATTTATTGAGGGGTTGGATAATTATGGCGACTCCGAAGGCAATTCTAACTGAGAAGGATATCGAGTTTGTTGAATTTCTACGACAAAACCCAGTCGTGGCCGCAGAAACTCTCCTGATTCGTAATGGCAGGCCATTAAAGCTGACTTGGTATCAGCGTGTCGCTCTAAAGACGATTTGGAACAAGCAGTTTAATATGCTGATCTGGTCACGACGTATGGGGAAGACGACTACCCTGGCGATTTACCTGTTGCTCTCTGCGCTTCTGTATCCGAACCAGAAGTGCGGCATCTTTTCGGCAGGTTATCGTCAGGCCCAGTTCGTGTTTGAAGAGGTTAAGCGTTTTTATACGGAGTCGCCATATGTAGAGCAGTCTGTGACCAAAATTTCAGAGACTACAGCAGAAATTCGCATGTTCTTCAAGAATGGTTCCATCATCCGCGCTATGCCTGTTGGCGATGGTAACAAGATTCGTGGCGCTGGTTTTACGCGCATGGTGATTGACGAGGCCGCACAGGTCGATCCCGAAGTTATTGACGTGGTTATTATGCCGATGCTTGCAGTATCCACCGACCCGTGGGCCTCTGCCGAAAAGCGCAACACGCTTGTACTGGCTTCGACTGCGTATTACCAGTTCAACCATCTCTACGANCGNTACCTNCACTTCAAGGAGAAGGTTGATCCCAATTCCGACAAGTATGATCCAGCTTATAGNTTGCTTGTGTTNAATGTTCTTGATGCCCCTCCAGGATGGGTTGACTGGAAGGTTATTAAGCACGAGAAAGAGACAATGCCCCGTCTGAAGTGGGCAATGGAGTTTATGTCAATCTTCCCTCCTGACAGTGAGGGGTTCTATTCTGCAAGCGTCATTGAAGGCGCTTGCAAACCTTATGCCGAAGTCAAACTGAAGGGCGATAGAGGCAAGTCTTATGTGATGGGTATTGACCCTGCTCGTCATGGCGACAACTTTGCCGTGGCGATTATCGAGCTAGGCGAACCGAACCAGCTTGTGTATGTGAATACACTGCACCGCAGAACTGTGCAAGAGCAAATTGCTTTCATCCGTCGTTTGTGTAGNACGTTCAANATCGTTAAAATAGTTATGGACCAGGGTGGCGGTGGTTTGCACCTGAAGGATGGTTTGGCAGAACCGTTTACGTACTATGACGAAGAGCAAAAGAAGTGGGTTACTGAAGACCCGATCATTGATCCAGACGATGAAGAGAACAAGTACAAGCATGGCGCGAGAATCCTTCATGTGAAGCAGTTTGGCTCGAAGGAAAACACGGAGGCCAACTTCCAGCTTCGCGCCGCCCTTGAATCGCAAAGCNTTGTAATTCCTGCGATTCGTCCAACAGACAAGCAGGAAGAGNGGATTTTCGACGAAATCCAGCTTATGAAAGACGAAATGATGAATGTTGTGCATACTCCACTCCAGTCTGGTTACTTCCGCTTCGACACTGTGAAGTCCACTCAGAAAAAGGACCGTTACAGCGCATTTTTGCTGGCTAACTATGCTCGGGAATTGTTGAACAGCTATTCCGAACAACCTCAGAGTCTGCCGCAAGGATTTTGGGCACCTGTCGACTTCCGTCATTTGTTGGGAGGCATGTAAAGGTGGCCAGGAAGCAACAGCAAATCAAGGCAGAACTAGTTGAAACCAGGGATCTCGGGAACGGAAGGATGCAGGCCACCTTCCGCGTTGGGCCATATTCGCCTGAAACGATTGAAGAGCTAGCGAAGGCTTCTGAGANAGCATCGGAGATGCTNTATGGAGNGCATCTACCGTTTTCAATCGTTATGATCCGTCATTTTATAACCCGATTTCGTCCTATTCGTCCTTTACATACCCGTATTCTGTCACCAAGATTCCGAAGGATCGCAAGGAGCAAATCAGATTTGCCATTGAAGTTAGCCAGACAGACCCAGTTGTTGGTACTGTAATTGACTTGCTGACCGACCTTGCCTCCAGTGGTTTCGACATTGAAACCGATGATGAAAAGGTTCTGGAATTTTTCAAGGAGTACAACGAAATCACTGGCATGGATGCAAGAGTGAAGGAGATCCTGTATGACTATTTCCGCATCTGTGATGTCTTTGTGTATCGAGATACTACCCCCGAAGGATATGACGCTTATACGGTTTTAAACCCACTTGCTGTAGAAGTTAGCGGCTCTCTATTTGTAGGACAGGAAGAGTATCTGTTAGATATTAGTTCTGTATGGAATGAACTTTCACGGCTTGATCCGCAGGTAAAGGAGAGTTTTCTGAAGACTCTCCCTTCGCCAATTCGGCGCAAGATTCGGAGCGGTGAATCAAAGATTCCTCTGCCGAAGGAGCGCGTATCCCGTATCAGCCGTAAGAAGATGCCTTACGAGCGTTATGCAACGCCGTGGCTGATGCGAGTATACGAGCCGATCATGTTCAAGCGCCGTTTGCGCCAGATGGATTTGTCTACGGCAGAGGGTCTGATTAACCAGCTAGTGACTGTGACCATCGGTAGCGATGAACACCCCGCTACCGACAGGGATTTGCAGAACCTTGCCAAGCTGTTTACCACTCCGAAGTCGTCCTGGGTACTGTTCTGGAACCACACCTTGAAAGTGGAGTTCCACTCGCCCAAGGGTATTGAAACTCTTAACAAAGACAAATACGAGCAGGTTAACGAAGACATTCTCATGGGCCTTGGTATTCCACGTGTTGTGATTGACGGAGAAGGTGGCAACTATTCAACCGCATTTGTGTCAGTCATGTCGCTCCTTGAACGTCTAAAGTATGCGCGGCGTGATGTTACCAACTGGCTTGAAAACGAGTACAGGCGCGTAGCCAAGGAAAACGGCCTGAAGTCAGCGCCCAGGGTGCGGTTCAATGACACCATCCTGCGCGTTGAAAACTTCGTGCGGCAAGTTCTGATTCCGCTCTATGAGCGCGGCCTGATTTCCCGCGAAACCATTCTGGATCAAGTCGGGTTTGATATCCGTACCGAGATTCAGCGCAAGGAGAAGGAGCAGGAATTTGAAGATCTGTTTGTTCCTCCGACTCTGCCGTACAGCCGTAATCCTGGCCGTCCGCCTGGATCGAAGGACAAGGAGCCGCGCAACGCGCCTGATACCGTGGAAACGCCTGACGGCGGTCCTAGCGGAGCGCCCGCCGATCCGAAGCAAGCGGCCAAGGCTCAGTTGACCGAAGAAGAAATTGAGCAGATTGTCAGAAGCTATGAGCAAAAACTGAGCTTTGTCTATGATGATCTTCTAACCGAAACTTTGAACATCGTTAATGCAGAACTGGATACGCCAGTGAAGCAAGAGCAAATTGCTTTAGCGTATGAAGCATTTCTTATGACTGCATTTGACGAGACATGGCCTTTGATGATGTACGTCTACAACAAGGCGTACACAGATTACGCCCAGGTTTCTGATGAGTACTTCAACAATGGCCTAGATAAGTTGCAGAGATGGCATAGGAGTCATCTACAAGGCTTTGTCAGCGACCTTCAGAATCAGGTTTCAGAGTTTGTTCATGGCCGCAGTGAAAAGGCCACCATTGATGAAATCTTTGATTCTGAGCGTTACCGCGTGAAGTTCTTTGCTGAAAACAGCATCATTGAAGCTCGTCGCCACGGCGAACTGGCTGGCCTTCAGGCCGCCAAGGTTTCGCAAGTGCGCTGGCGGGCAGTGCTTGACGAAAGAACATGTGCCTACTGCTTGAACTTGCACGGCAAGATTTTCAGCGTGAATGCAGTTCCGCATAGACCACATGCAAATTGCCGATGCGGTTTAGAGCCTGTCGAATAAGGTGATAAACATGGACCTGTACAAAGACTTCAAGAAAGAGATTGTATACGCAGATAAGATTGTCGCCGCCAAGAAGCCGTCCGCTCCCGAGAAGGACGACGACCTTCTGTGGCTAGACTTCTACCTTTGCCACGAAGGCGCTAACCAGAACGGCCACTACTTTAAGCGTGACGTTCTGGAAGAGTACTACGTAACCGCGCAACGCAAGCAGATCAACTGGCAACACGGCCAGCCTGTGATTGGCTTTATCGAAAAGGCTTCTCTCGAAAAGGATGAAGACGCAGGCAAGCTGGCTATTCGTTGCAATGGTTTCGTGTGGCAGTACCTGTACCCTGGCTATGCCGAGAAAATTGTGCGCGGTTACGAGAACGGAACTTACCGCATTTCAATGGAGGTCTGGTACAGGAACTACGAGTACCTTGTCGGTGAAGAAGGCGACTTTGATGTGTACACTTCCGAAGAAGGCAAGCGCATGGGTCTAGATCAGTACGTAGGCCGCACCTGGAAGGGCAAGAACGTGTATCTAGCATTCAATCCCCCGATCCTCTTTGGCGGTGCTGGCGTTGTAGATAATCCTGCTGATCCTGATGCCTACATTCTGGCTGTAGCTGAGGATGAAAAGGTTGCCGCTATCAAGCAGTATCACGATCTATTGCACAAGCTATATGAGGCTGAGGATTACAGCCTGCTTTCTGAGGCGGAGATTATTGAAGAACATCAGCGGCTACACGATTTGTTTGGTGAGCTTCTGATCCCTGAAAGGGGGTGAAACGATGGGGCGCAACCTTGATGATACATTGCATTACGCCGAAGGCAAGGTGCCGAAGGTGGTGAATGAGCCGAGTACCGATGATCCCAATTGGGAATGGGATTGGAACAAGAATGCTGACGAAATCATTGCCGAATTAGGCTGGAGGGGTTTGGCCCAGGCATGTGCTTGGTATGATCCCGATGCTTCCGATGATAAGGAGGACGGCAAATATCCCCGCACCAAGGAAGCCTACAAGTTGCCCCACCACAAGCTTATCAATGGCAAGCTTACGTTGGTTTGGGGCGGCGTTCGCGCCGCAATGCAACGCCTCAAGAGCACTGAGGGTATNGACCNCGAAGCAGTATATCGCCACCTTGCCGCACACTATCGTCATTTCGGCAAGGAACCGCCCCCGCTGAATGATGATGCCGACCTGGAAGAGAAGAAGGCCGAACTTGAAGATAAGAAGCAGGCACTAGTTGATGTCGTCAAGAAGCTATATGATAAGC